TGCTGGGCGGGCGTTGCAGCCGGGGCGGCGGGGGGCTGCGCCGGCGGCGACGCGACGGGCTGGGCGGGGGCCAGGCCGGACTTGACCAGCTTGACCAGGTCGGCTTCGGCCTTGGGGACGTCGACACCTTTGCCGAGGCAGAACACGGCGACGGCGGCGTCGACGGTTTCGTTGCTGGCGTCCATGCCGGAGATCACGCCGGCGGCGAACAACAGGGCGAGCGTTTGGGGCGAGTACTTCACGGCAGGATTCTCCTTGCGTAGGAAAGTTGGCGACGTAGAGTTGCCGGCTAGGCTGGTGAGAAAATCATTCCAGTCGGCAACGCGGTCGATCATGTTGGCTTGTTGGGCTTCGGCGGCGATCAACAGCCCGCCTCCTCCGAATCCGGAGCGGACGGCCGCTTCGGACACGCCGCGATTGCGGGCGACGTGCTGGACAAATTGCGAATAAAACGGGTCGATGATTTCGGCTTCCAGAGCGGCCCGCTTTTCGTCGGTCAGGACTTCGTGAGGCGTGCCCAGTTTTTTCAGTTCGGGCTTGGCAAGTACGGTGAACTTGTAGCCGATTTCGTCGGCGGCTTTGGTCACGTCGACGTGGGCGAGTAGCACGCCGATTGAGCCGACCATACTGCTCGGCGTGGCGATGACTTGGTCCGCTGCAGAGCCGACGAAATACGCGGCGCTAGCCATCATGCCATTGACGGCCCAAGCGGTGATCGGCTTCTTGCCTCGGGCGCGGTAGATCAGGTCGGACAGTTCCGCGCTTCCCTGCGCGGATCCGCCAGGACTGTTCACGCGGATCACGATGCGCTGCACTTCGGGGTTGTCAATCGCCGCTTGGAACGCGATGGCAAACCGCTCGGTTGATGTGCCGATGCGATACCAGGGCGACGACGGGGACATGACTCCGTGCAACGGGATAATGGCGGTTCCGTTGACGATCACGGGCTCGGGGTAGTCCGTGCCTTCGGATTCGATCAGCGGGGGCGCGGCGCTGGGTGAGTTGTAGGCGGCGAGCAATCGGTCAAAGTGGCCGGGCTCGATCGCCCACGCCTCGCGGCAGAGCGATTCGACGGGCGGCAAATCGGCGATGCCTTGGGCGTCTTGTCCGCCGAACCAGGGCAGTTTCCATTTACGCTTGGCCATCAGCGTTGCCTCCGTCGTTTCCTGCGTCTGTCGTTGTACGTCCCGGCGCCTGTCCGCCCCCGCTGGAAAAGTCGAGCGATAGCCGTAGAGCGGCTGCAATGTCGCGTTCGACGGCCAGTTGTCGGAGCACTTTGCGGTAGGACAGGTTGAGCAAGCCGCATTCGATCCGCAGTGTCGAGAGTCCGCAGGCGATCCTTGCCCGGGCGGACTCGACGTCCTCTTTCGGGTTCAAGTTTCGCAAGGGCGGACCGAGAACATCAAAATCCTCGAACACGTGCGGGGATCGCAGGTACTCGGCCATACTGACGCTTTGATAGCGGCCGAGGGCGACCTGTAGACGGTCGAAGGCTACGCGGGGGCGTACTGCGATCTTGCGACCTAACCCGTGGATGATCCTGAGAGCCATAGCGCGGTCGTCGTTAATCATGGCTCGCAGTGTGGCAAAGCTGGCGCCGGTCGGGTCTCCGGTGAATCGGTGAAAACTGACGCCGCCGGACATGGCGATCAGGTTTTGGATGAACTTGACGAAGGGGGCGACGTCCCGGTTGGGTCGGCTTGACTCGACGACTTGCACGTCTTCCTTTGTGCTGCACGTGGCGACCATGCCGGATCCCAAGCCGACGTCTTGCAAGCTGGGCGTGCCGTACTCTTCGGACTGAGCCCACGGGTACAGGCTGGTGTCTGTGGTGGCGTCGAAGTCAAGATCGCCGGCGGCGTCATCCTCTTTGATCAGTAACAGGGTCAGCCCGGCGGCCAATGCGGCCGATGTGAGTTCGTGACCTACGAGCCAATCGGCATCGCGGGCGGATTGCAGAGCGGCCTGGCCGATCGACACGCCGAAATGCTGCGAGCCGCGGGTGGACAGGTAGCTGTGGATCACCCGCGAGGCAGGGACGCGGCTGGACCGAGTCGACAGGGCAAAGCCGGCTTGGCCGTCGTCGTACGGGTGCGCGTCGTACAGCCAGTAGCCCACGGCCTCGTTGTCGGCGTTGTATTCGATGCCGTTACTGATCCGGTTGACGCCTTTGGACGCCGGGCGGTCTTTCGAGCGGTCAAGCTGTTCGGGCTCCAGTAACTGATAGCAGACAGGGGCAATGCCGTCAGGGTTTCGCTTGCGGCATTCGAGCCAGAGGCTATTACCGGAGCCGAATAGATCAAGGGCGCTGGTGTGCTGCATCTCGTACAGCGTTTTGCCGCGTTCGACGTCGGCCCAATTCTCCGACCATCGTTTGTGCCAGTCGTCGGACTCATCACCAAAGGCGAACAACGGGTGCCGTAGGATGTCGCCGGCCTCGGTGATCGGGACGTGGTCGATCGCTGCGGAGTAACAACTGATTCCCTCGCCGACGACGTGTTGGGCGAGCAAATTGACGAGCCGGCGCATGAGCGGCGCGTTCTCTGCCATCCATCGCATCCGACGCGTAACCAGGTCCCAGGATTCGCGCAGGCCGGAATCGGCGGAGCGGTGGGGCGGCTGGAAGTCGGCGTTCAAGCGGTTCAGCGCGGCGCCGACGTAGGGCGGGTGATAGGCTTTGGCGGGCGATCGCCGGGGCGTGGTGCTGATCCCCGTGGCCTGCGGCGTGGTGGTGACCTCGTGAGTCGTGACGCCGCATCCGGTGACGATCGTGCTGTGCATTGCGGCCTCGCTGCTGTGACTGACCAGGCTGAAGACAATCAACAGCCCGAGNCNGTAAATCTTNNTNAACCGGCCGCCGCGCCGCTGGGCGGCCAGTAGTTGCTTTTCGTAGGACTCTTCGAGCCGCCGGAGGTCGGCCAACTTGAGCATCTTGGCCCGGTCTCCGCCTTCATGCTCGAACTCTTCGACCTGCCCGTCCAAGATGGCGTCGATGGCGGTGCGGATCTTGGTGAGCCGAGCTTCGATCTGTGCGACTGTCTGGGCCACGGTGTGGGGTTACCTCGCGGCGCGGGACTGCTGGACAATGGCGGCTCGGCGGCGTTCTTGCTGCTTGCGGAGTTCGGTGAACGGCTTGTGCCGCCAGCCGCATTCGGGGCAGCGGTACATCCCGCGGGACCGCGGGACGGGCTCGCAGGCGACGTTACACCGTTGGCACATCAGGACGGCCGGTTGCTCTTCCGTGAGCGGTAGGGCGCTAGCCACTGGCCTGTCCGTGGCCGCTTCGGCCGTCGCTGTGTCGCCGTCAAAGTCGATGTTCTGCGGAGGCTTTGGTCTGGCTTTGGCCACGATAAAAAATCCTTGCGGTGCGGTAGCTTCGGATCGGGTGTCATCCGTGGCTATCGGCAGTCCAGCTTGTAATCTTTACAGAGGTTTCCCGCTCGCCGCGCAATCACGATGACGACGCGCAGCCGAAACAACCGCGTAAAATCTACAAACCGGTCAGGAAGAATTACCGAGCGGCGCGGGATTGCTTCGCAGCGGCGGCCGTGTTGCGGGGCTTCGGCCGGTGCTTGTCGGCCTTGGACCACTTGCGTGAATCCCAGCCAGGGGCGCCTGGTAACTGGTCGACAAACATATCGGCGAGGCAAACTTGGTTGACTTCGCAATCCCAGTAATCGTGACCGATGGTGGTGTCACGTTCGCGGAACTCCAGCTTCTTGCGGCCGTCTTTCCGCTTGACGATCGTCGGCGGTTCGTTGACCAATTGCTCCAAGTAGAAGCGGCCTTCTTCCTCGATGCCGGCCGGCAGCAACCACGCGCCGTCATGGTCCGCAGGTGCCTGGAATCGGTTGGCCAAGTCGCGACGATAGGCAAGAGAGTTGATCGACCAGAGTTGCAACCCGCCGGCGTACTGGGTCTTCTTGCCGTCCTTGTTCTTGCGGCGCGACTCGGTAACCAGGCTTTCCTTGTAGCGTTCGTCCGACATAGAACCGTCGCCCTGCACGGCTCGGATCCGGGCCGACGCCCCGTGGGATTGGATCCAGTTATGCACGTCCAAGATCCGATACTTCGCGTCGATTCCCAGCAACGCGACCTGCATCTGCGTACGCCCCCGCGGGTTCTTCCCGTCGACAGGCCACCACTTGTCTAGCACGGCCGCATTGAGCTGCAACAGGTCCGACTTGACCAGGTCCGTTTCGTCGCCGGCTTCACGGTCGAAGACAAACCAGTCGATCAACCAGGACTTTTTGGCGTGGCCCCACGCCCGAACCACGCAATAAACTTCCTCTTCCTGCACGTCACACGACGCCGTCAAGAACCACGCATCCGCAGGGACAACGCCGCGGATGGAATAGTCGCACGACAGCCGCTTGGCCAACTCCTGCCAAGTCGGCATAGACCCCTTGGTTTTGTGCGATCGACCGAGCCAGTTCTGAAAAAACTCAGGCAGCAATCCGCCGATGCGGGCCTTCAAATACTCCGCCGCGATGTCTCCCCACTTGGCATTGCTGTGAGCTGCCCACAACTGAAACCCAACGTCGCGCCGCCCACGTTTCGGCGTGCCGATCACCTTGCCAGTTTTGGGACTGATCGAACAACCAGCCGGCACCCATTTTCCGTTCGTGACGAATTCCCGTTTACGATCGTCGGTAATTTTGCATCCGGCAATGCAAACATAATGGGCCGTCTTTCTTGCCTCGTCAGGATCGACGAAGTTGCCGGACTCGTCGCACAACCCGCCCACGCCGCCGCGGTCTTTGTGCTTGCCTTCCGTGTGGACGAAAAACCGCAGCTCCTGATACAGCCCGCACACTGGGCACTTGGCATACCATCGCCGCCGATCCGTCTGCCGCTCTAACGAGTCGATCCGCGACGGCTCGGGGACCGGCGACGACTCACGAAAAATCAAGTGAGTCGGGAACGCTTTGACCCGCTGGGCTGCACTCTCAACAGGATCGCCAGCGTTGTGATTCGCGCTGTAGACGTCCAGTTCGGAGAGGAACACATATTTGCAACGCCGCCCACGCAGCCCCTGCTTACTGCCAGACCAGGACAAGTACACCCGCATCCCGCCGATGTTCAAGTACCGCAAATTCCATCGCCACTCAGGCGGAATCTGAAAGCCGCTTTCTTTCGCCAACGAGTAAAGCCGATCACGAAATTCAATCGTAGCCCGCTGATCCGGCAGCACAACCAGAGCCGACGCCGGCATGTACTTTGCCAAGAAAAGAATCAACGCGCAAAGCGTCAACGTCTTGCCGACTTGCGTTGACGCTGGAATCGTAATCGTCCGCGTCTCCGGATCAGCCGCCGCGCGCAACACTTCACGCCACCACGGCCGGTCAGTCAGATCGTACAGCCCCCGCGCCGCTTCGTGCTCTGACGACATGCGCACGTTTGCCTCGCACCATTCATCAGGAGGCACGCGTACCAGCGGCCGCCACGCGCGAGAGACGCGCCGCCGCAATCGAGTAAGAGCGTCGAAGATCATTCGTCAGGCGTTTCGGTTTCGTCGTCGTCGCCTGTCGTCAGGCGGCAAAGTTCGTCAAGCGCAGTGTCGCGCAACTGCTGAACTTTTCGGTATACCGATTGCCTAACCTTGACCCCAACGCCCGCAGGCAGCAACGCGACGACTTCATCCTCCAACGCGCCCAACACGGCCTTGGCGTTATTCACCACTTGCTCGCAGAACTGCCCCACGTCGTCGACGTCCGCTAATTTTTGGAGACGCAACGAAGCCGCTGCTTCCTTTTCTTCCAGCTCCAGCAATCGCACCCGCTTATTGATCGCCGCCAGTTCCGAGTCGTCGACGTCCTCAACAGCCGACCGGATCCCAGCCATCCACACGCGGATTTCCTCGACCGGAAAATGCCCATCCCTTCTCCCCGGCGAACCAGGCCGACCCGGAAAATCCGGCCGCGTCCCCATCCGCTGCAACACCCGCACGGGGTCCCGTCCTTCCATTCCCAGCTCGCGAGCCAACTCCGCCCACGTCCGCGCGACATTCGGCGGCGGGCGATCGACAGCCGCCTTTTTCTTCGTCCCCTTCTGGCGCGGGCGAACTGGCGTTTTGCGAGCGGCCTTTTTTTTCACCACGACACCCTCCCGCGAAACATGATGACGACGACACCCCACCCACCCGGCGCGCTAAAATCGCGCCATGCCATAGGCCGCGCGCTGGCCTCCAGAGCCAGGAAAGGACCCGTAGGGGGGCCTGTTTTTGTGCATTATCGACGGTGATTTGGCGGTGAAGTCCTAGCGGGCCAGCTTGGAACCCCGAAGCCGTAGCGGTTGGGGGTAATGTCCTGGAAAAGCAACAGCGAGCTAGGATCAGGCGTTGTTTCGGCCGAAACAGTAGCTCGCCATCAATTCATTCTACGGCTTGAGTTTTTAGTTAGCAACTGCTAAAATTGCGGCATGGTTACAATGACAACTCGCCTATATTCGACGTTTGTGGACAACGTGCGGGAACGCATGGCGGACCTCGAATTGTCGCAAAAACAACTTGCGGCGAAGATGGACGTTACGCCGTCTTATGTCTCGCAAATTTTGAGCGGTCATCGGCGGCCCGGCTTTGAAAGCCTAGACGCGTTCGCTGAGGCACTCGATGTACGACCAGAGGATTTGATCAGCGAAATGGCCAAAGCTGTCTGATCTGTGGTTGACAATCAATTTAGCAACTGCTAATCTATCGGGCGTTGACTCAAAGGGAGTCGACGCCCGTTTCTGTTGGTAAGCGAAACAGCGGGAAATACAGCCCCCGCCCTTCGAAACGCGGCGTTGACTTGGCGAGTCGACGACCGCGTTTTTCTTTGGATTTGGATTTCCTGCCTACGGATTCGCGTCGCATGGAGGCACAAAAAGCCCTCGGCGTGTTTCGCGCTTGCGGTGCGCGCCGACATGGAGCGGCAAGGATCGGTTGGGCTTGTTTGGTGGTTGGCGGCACTCGGAGTGCCGCTTCGTCTCCTTTGGTGCCTGGGCACGCTCGGAGCGTGCCCAGGCTGTTTTTCCGGTGGAGGTCGGTATGCCGTTGACGGATCGGGAATTGGCTCGGATGGAATCGGCTGGACAGGCTCAGTTGTCGCTGTTTGACGCGCCGCGAAAAACCCGGCGGGTCACGGTGCCCGGTGTGGCCGAGACGTCGCGGGACGCGGCGGACAAGGCCGAAGCGGCGGCCGGTTCGCAGATGGCGGCCGTGCTGGACGTGATCCGGGCCGCTGGCGAGCGTGGGGCCACGGCCGACGAGGTCGAGGCGGCAATGGGGATTTGTTCGGGCGCGTCGAGTGCCAGGATCAACAGGTTGGCAGAGTTGCGGAAGATCTGGAAAAACGGGGACCGACGAATTACGCGGCGCGGTGGAACGGCTTACGTGTGGAGGGCGGTAATCAAATGACTGGACACAACAAAGCGGCGTTGGTTTGCACGTGTGTCGGGTGGGCGACGTTCGTCAAGGTTTACGACTCGCCGGAAGCGGCTGTGCGGGCTGCTCTGTCGATGTTGGTGCAGCTGGACCTGATCAGCGTCATCGACGGCCAGTGGGCGGTGGATCGGGAATTGACCAGCAATCCGGCGGAGGCGTTGGAGTGGTATCAGGATTGCCTCGGGGCGACCGAGTACTTCCACGTGTTCCCGGTGATTGACTGACGCCACGTGTTCCCGGTGATTGACTGACGATTCCGTTTTGGGGTGTTTTGTGGGGCGTGCCGGCGGTGTTGAGCTGTGAGGGTGGGGCGATGGCGAGCGGACCGATAGAGACAGGACGGGAGGCACGCGACGGCCGCGGCGATGGCGGCCCGGAGGGTCTGCGACATGGACGCAGGGGACATCAAATGGTTTCCGTTGGATCGAGTAGTCAGCTTGGAACGCGCGATCTCCAGAGAATTGGAATCCACCAGAACAGCGAGGCGGAGGGATGCGGTAGCGTGTTTTCTCGGATTGTGCGGTCTTCGTTCCAGCGAGATTTCGCAATTGATTTTCAGGGATATGCAGGTCATCTACAACGAATCCAAGGGGGTCGATTACGGACTGCTGCGAGTCCGTACAACAAAGAAAGGCAACGACCGCACGCTGAATCTTCACGCGTCGCTTGTTTCTTCGATGCTGGGGTGGAACGGCTTGCGGAGCTTCAAGCCAAACGAGTTGATTTTGCCCAACTGTCACGGGCGAAAGGTGCGTCGCGATCAATTCAACAACACGGCAAAGAAAATCTTTGCGTGCCTGCTAGGCAATCTGCATGGCCTTACGTTTCATTCGCTTCGGCACACGTTTGCGATGCGAGCCTATGCGAAAACGGGAGACATTCGGCTTGTGCAGAGGAAACTAGGCCACACGGCTGTACGCACAACGGAGGTTTACGTCCGGAGCCTCGCAGAACTGCCAGACGACTGTATGCCAAGGGTTGCAGGTTGGGGCGACGGAACGCCAGACGATTATGGCGGCGGGCAGTCGGGCGACGGCGAAATGAATCGAGCGTTTACCGTGTTGTTTGCGGACGAATTGAAGGCCGGCTGATGATCGAAATCGGAGGCAAGAAAACCGTACAAAATATACATTTTGTACGGTTTTTGCGGGTTTAGCCCCCGTTGGCGGGGCGGATTTGGAATGGATTCAACTGGGCGATAGTGGGCGGGGTGGCGTTTATCCGTGGGTGTTGGGCGGCGGTGTAGCCGCCCGCCCCGCTCGCTTTTTTGACTCGATGCGAGGGAGCGCGACATGCTGGTGTTGACGAGGCGACAGCGGGAATCGGTGGTGTTTGATGTGACGACCGCGAGCGGCGAGCGGGTGAGTTTTTCGGCCGTGGTGTGGAGAGATGGAAATCGGTTGAAAGTCGGCATCGACGCGCCGCCCGAGGTCCACGTCCGGCGCGGCGAGTTGACAGAGGAGAAACGGGAGGCGGCAGAATCGCTGTAGGGCAATGAGCAAAACAGAAAGCGCCGACGCCGCTCCGGTGGACGGCATGGTTATCCGCTCTGTCACCAGACGTCAGGGAGACTTAACCGTCCGGGCAACGTGGCCAGATGGCCTGCGAATGATGTTTGGCAACAGTTACCGTAAATGGTGGGATCAGCTTGAGGAGTACTGCCGAATCTGCAAACGCGGCAGGCCAGCAGCTATCGAGGTCGCCAACGAACCTTGGATAGGCTACGGCGGCCTAAAGTGGTGTCCGTGGGAAGATTTTCAATCGCAGTTGGACATCGAGGCAGCCGGGCGATCTGTTGGCGAGTTTGAATTTCGGCCACCGAATCGGATTGAGGCGAACTGCCTCAAGTCCGTGTTCAGTTGAGCGGATAACGTAGAGCGTCACCGGGCCGCGTGTGACGCTAACCATCATCCATACCGGCATCGCGGCTCCGGTGGACGCGGATTGTTATGCAGAGGCATCTATTTCCTGACGTGCTCAATCGTACTGATTGTTTTGGCCGCAACCGCGAGCACATCAGTCGTGGTCACGGCGTCTGGTCGATCGCGTCTCACAGCCGAGCACTTAGCGTCGGCCGTGAAGAACGGCGCCTTGTCGTCATGTACGATGACGAGCGATACGCGGGCATCAAGACAGGCAAACCTTGGTCCGTCGAATTGCGACATTATTTGTTTATCCATGTGACGGTAGAGACGGGGTGGGGAAAATCAAAAATATCACGCCCATCAATTCACATGCGATACCGATCGTCCGAGCGTCGTTTCGCGAGTAGGGACGACGCGGTCGAATTCGCAGAGCGGCTAAATTACGTTTTTGAGCATATCAAGGCCGCGTCGGCATAACGCCCGCATTCACGGGGCCGCGTGGAAAGAGCCTCCATTGCGAAAACGCCTGAAACGCGGCTCCGTTGCATTGGATTGTTACCATGCCGATGGATCGAACCAAGTACGCAGACAATTGGGATGAGATAGCAGCCACGATCAAAGATCAGGCCGGATGGAAGTGCGAGCAATGCGGATTGCAATGCAGATTCCCCGGCGATGAATTTGACACGCACAAACGAACGCTCACCGTGGCGCACATCAACCACGTCGAGATGGATTGCAGGCCGGAAAACCTTGTGGCGTTGTGTCCGCGATGCCACCTTGCATACGACCATACGCGGAAAGTGATGCAACGGTTGGCGAAGAAACGAATCAAGTCCGTGGCCGAGAGCACGTTGTTCTAGGTACCACCGCGACTCGGTGTGCATTGCATTGTTATGTGGTGATTTATGGTTGATATACCCGATGCAAGAGCCGATGGAGTCTGTTGCGATTGCGAAAACAAGCCAGCCGAAACAACGGATGGTCGATTTTGTAAGAAGTGCCTGCGAAAGCGGATTCGCGACGACAATCCAATCACCAGCACGTTCAGCGATCAGCGTGGACGCAATGCTCGTTCGTCATCCGTGTTGGGCGGGTCTCCAGACATGCGTTCAACGGACGAG